CGGCGTAGTGTCAAAAACACATTGCCTTTGTATGAAAGAGCAGTCAAACCAATGTAGTACTCAAGTGTTACAGTATCTTGGATGAAGTAAATCACTTGATTTCTATCAGTTCTACGCTTGCGGACGATTTTCGAGTTCATAAGTGTATTATACATGTAAACCCATTTATTGTCAATTTTTGGTTGTTTTCGCTAGTTGTCAGTCAGTAGCTAGTCCTAGAAAAAGTATCGGTCCTAGCGTCCCTGAGACACAAAAATGAGTACTTTCGTACTCATAAAGTGTATACTTTTTACTTAGCAATTGGGATGTTTTCCTGTTCGCCGTAGTATGTAACATATCTGGGACCATTGTGACCATTGCGCTTGAGGTATTGTTCAGCCTGTTGCCTAGATTCTGCTTGAATAATAATCATGGTCTGATCTGTCTGGGAATATTCAATACGGAAAATGTAATACTTTAGCATTTTCTGGTCCTTTCTCGGGGGTTGCTATCTACTGTACTTACAGTTTAACAGAGAATGGATTTATTGTCAAGTCAATGAATCACTTGACCAACGGAAGTATTAAGCCAGATTTTAATTTCTTTGCGCAAGTCTTTTTCAGTATAACCCATTTCACCTAATCTACCAATTAATTCAGTAAATAATCCGTGAGTAGCTACACCATAAATGTATTTCTCGTCTTCATTATCATTTTCAAATGCATCCAATTTAGACAATATTTCTTCATCTATAAAATCAGATGCTATTTCGGCACTATGCTCAAACTGCCACAACTCATATTCTTCGTCAGAAATTTCTTCAACTATAATATTATTGGATTTGCTCATTAGGTTCTTCCTTTAGTTTATTATCTAATGCATGAGTATATTCATAGTTAATAGTTTCAATATTTTCTCTGAACACAATAGCACCATTACGTAAATGAAAACGTCTTGCCAAATTAGTTTTAGGACTTAATGTTACAAACCTAGTTACACTTGGATATTGGTCTTGTATCTTTTTAACAGCCCTATATAACAACTCAGCTCCTTTCCCTGCTTTATAACTCCAAATAGTATAAAATACTGCGGTAGTTGGTACTTGTGTAGTATTATCTAAGTCTTTTACATTCTCTGGAACAAAATCATGAAAACTAACACAAACCATAGCGTCCGGATTTTCTTCTTGTTCATCAGTTAATGCAGCTACTAATCGTCCATCACTTACTCTAAAATCAGTAGATATTTCCGGACGAACTGGATCATCCTTAATAAACTGTAATAACTTGTGTGTGATATCCTGTATGAAGTGTAGCATTTTAATCTCTGGTATTGTGTTACTCGTATTTAGCATTCTTTTTATATATGCTGATATTATGATACTAAATATGTTTATGGAATGGAATGTTGGGTTACAAGATTACAAAAAATGTTCATTAGAACTTGGTGAAAATAGTAACCATTTTACCATTGAATTACGTGATGTAGAGTTTGAGCGTGATAGGGATATTGCTGACATATTCTATGACCATTTGGCAACCAGACAAACCAAATATATAGAAGTATTATACAGTGGTGGTTTAGACAGTGAACTAGTTTTATTATCCTGTTTACAAAAAAATATTCCAGTCAAAGCTATGACACTAGCTATTAAACTTGACGGGATGCTTATCAATACCCATGATTTATATTATGCAGAGAAGTTTTGTAGAGAAAATAACATAGAGCAAACTATATTAGAATTAGATGCATTGGATTTCTTTGAGAGCGGCAAATATTACGATTATTTGTCCCCCTATTATATAACAGAACCACATGTAGCTACTCATTTATGGTTACTAGAACACTGTAGCCATTTTCCAGTATTAGGTGGAGATTGGCCTTGGGTGCAAATGCATCTTGAAAATAAAGTTATATCCCCATCTAGATTAGAATTTTCCAGTTATGAAAGATTTATGGCAGATAATGGTATGTATGGTATAGGAAATATGATAGGATATAGTCTAGAATCTAGCGTCAAGATAATGCAAATACACTTAAATAATTATCTGCCAGGAGAAACAGTATCTAGTTTCAAATCCCGCATGTATAAAACAATGTATCCAAATTTAGTACCTAGATTAAGAAGTTATGGTTGGGAATCTAAATTGATAAGATTTAATTTACTTAAATACAAAATAAATTTACTCAAAAACTTAAACCCATCTATACCTAAAATTAAATGGGGCAACACAGTATCTCAGCTACTAGGTACTACATTAATAGAAAATAACAAATTCAAATGAAACAGTACGAATCATTCTCTCACGGATTAGTAACCAGTAAAATATGGTTGTGTGAACAATTAGAAAAGGTCTTGATTGATAGACCTGCACCTACTCTTAATGTATTGGGGTGTTGGGATAATCTACTTGCGTTTATGCTTATAATCAGAAAACCAAATTTTTATAAAGAAATAAATGGTTATGATTTGAGTCATGATTCTATAAATGCTGCTAATGAAATATGCGATACATGGATGTTTGAAACTCCTAGAGTTACTAATCATTTAGTAGATGTGAATACTATTAAATTTACCGACAATAAACAAGTGTTTATTAATTGTAGTGTAGATCAGTTTAATTCAAATGAATGGTATGATAATATACCCATTGGTAGTACAATATGCATTCAATCTACTGATATGCCAATTGATAATGGTATGTGGGAAATAACTCAGAGTATAGAATCATTAGATGACCTAATAGATAGATATAAAATGTCCACTATATTATATAGTGGTAAACACTTAGTTGACTATGTTGAATGGTCTTACAATCGTTATATGATTATAGGAATAAAATAATGCTCACTTCTAAAATGCCTTCCGGGCACGACTCCTAACATTCTAGCCCAGCAGCCGGGCACACTATGTAACGCAAAGCGTTCCTAAGGTAGTGTTAAGATTATTTAGTATAGGAAATATAACCAAAAAAATAGACCCCGAAGGGTCTATTTTACATTGTAGGTCCATTCCCGCTTCGCATACCAACTGTACCACCTTCTGCCTCGATACGTTTGATAACGTCCTCAAATAAGATAGGTGTAAAATCAGTTTGTTCAACACACACGCAATGATAACGGACATCGTTTTCAGTGCTGTATAATGTTGCACCTGTCTTAGCATCAATACCCCTAGCCTTCTTCACTCTACCTGAATGTAAGTGACCGTGAATGTTGACACCAAATCGACCTAAACTTGCCTCATGTAACGGGATGTGACTTAAAATCATACCGTTCATTACATGATACGCACGTAATTCACGGAAGTACAATCTGTACTCATCATCACGAAAGATGTCATGGTTGCCACGAATTAATACTTTATCTCCGTTTAACCTAGCTAATGTAGCTAACGATTTGCGGTTAATAACTACATCACCTAAGTGATATACTTTGTCATTAGGACGCACTCGGTCGTTCCAACGACGGATCATTTCCTCATCCATCTCATGTGGATCAGTCCATGGGCGAATCTTTGTGACCCCGTCACTCTCTGTGAATCTACACACTCCGGCGTGACCAAAGTGGGTATCACTTGTTAAAAAAGTTGCTGGCATCTTATGTTCCAATCTTATATAGTTTAATTCTCCAGAACAGTTGCCAGTTCTTAGACTGTTTAGTCCAATGAAGGCTTTGTGTTCCAGTGACAAATTTGTTGCCAATCAATTTACCAAAGGGTTTTGCTTTGGGCTGACCCTTCAGTAGATTTTCAGCAACTCTTTCGTAGGTTGACAGTTTGATTTTCAAACTCGTTCCTTCTTTACTCGTCCTATGCGTGACTCTTTGTTCCAATCATATGCAACACCATCTGGGCACATACCATCACGAACACTGTCTACACCAAACACTCCACAGACTTCAAAGTCTGGACCTTTGATAGTTACAAATTTATTTGTCTTCTTTGCATACCGCATTGCTTCATCCAATGAAGAACAATTCATTTCTATGTTATCATAAGTTACTGTAAATATTATTACTTCTTTATACATCATTATTCCTTTATGCTATCATCCAATGATCTTCTTCTTTATATTCGATGGATTCACTTCCATCATATTCAGTTACTCTAAACAATGTACCTTCTGGTATCCATTCAACTTGTAAGTCTGTCATACCACCCTTGTAGATTTCAGGATATTTCAATGTTACATATGTATCCAATTCAGCCCATTTTTCTTTTTCAACAAACTTTACGATTGCTGGATCAAAAAGAATTTCAGGATGTTTGTAGTTCCATGTGTACCATCCTGCACCGTAGCCAGGACTGTACAACACTGCTACCTTTCCATCTTCACTTAACTTGTTCATTCTATACTCTTAAAAGTTTGCCAATCATCAATGTTTGGCTTTTCATCTTCATCATATGTCCAACCCAATGCCTTCATCATACGATGCTTGACCAACAGATTTGGGCTACGGAATCTGCCAGTATCTTCAAACCCCATCATGACTCCAACTTCACACACTGCGCCACTACGGCAGATACCAGCAAAGCAATGAACAACAACATTCATTCTATTATCCTTTGCATGTTGCAACAATCGAACCAATTCGTTTGCTTGTTCTTGACTGCAACGCATTGCCTCATCCAATGCAAAATCGTCCTTTTCAATGTCCAAGAATTCAAACTGATGAACTTCCTTAAACTTATGAGCGGGAGTTGGTCTCCAACTGGCCGGGTCTGTGATGCTAATCAGCATACTATTCTCACCTGGCTCATGATGAAACCTCTTTGGGATGTCATCTGCCGCTACGTTTTCAATCCACATATTTATTTCCTTAATACTTGTATTATACACCCAAACTTATTTATTGTCAAATATACATATGGGAAAAGGTGTAAGTATTTCTACTTACACCCTTATAGAGAACAAGGGCGTAATTTCTCAGAGGCCCTTGCCGTGTTATGCACTTAACATGCGTAACGATAGTTCATGATGGTCTTCATCATGACACCTTCTGGAGTGAATTCAGAAGGATCTGCACCTAACAAACTTGCCATGATGCTTGGGCTGAAGCCAGAGACTAAAGCCGCACCACTTGAGTCTGCCTTGACAGGACTGTTACCAGAACTGTTCAAGTTCCAGAACACTACGCTAGGCGCAGTGTAACCGGCTTGTGCATACTTGCGTTCGATCATTTCCATTGCAGAATCATCATGTGTGACACACGAATTGAACTGCATATCAGAAAGGATCAACAACATCTTAGGCATGTCGCTTGCAGGGACGTTACCCTTCACTGCAACACTTAGGATCTTGTCCATAGCCTTGTGCAAGTTAGTGTCCATTGCCCACTTAGATTGAACCATTTGGTTAATCTTTTCAACGATAGTGCCCTTTAGAGTAACTAGTTCTGGGCTACCACTGAAAGTCAAGAATGTGTCCTTAAACGCACCCTTGTTCTTATCAGCAAGGTATAGACCAAGCGATACACTAACGTCCAAACATGTTACACTACCAGTTCCGCCGGCTGGGCAACTCATAGAACCACTAACATCTACCAATGGTAGAATGTTTGAATCATTCATATAGTTAGGCAATGCATCCCATTGTGCGGTCACGTGATCCAACTCAGTCTTACCCAAGTTAGCACGACCGTACGATGTGATTAAGCCCTTCAAGACTTCATGAGGGAACACTGCCGAAGCATTGACCTTCACACTCTTGTCGCCACTAACCAACTTTTCAACATATTCCGCGAATGTTACAGAATGACGGTTGAACGCCTTCTTGTAGATTCGTGATGCCTGTGAAGGTACATGTGAATAGTTGATGTTGTCCCAATCGTTAGCACACATTTGTGTTTCAACAACCTTAGTC